AGAAAAAGCGCCTTCGATCATAACCCATTCAGTACCTAGCTGACCTCGTATCAGATTGGACAGAACGTAGTTCCCGTCGCCGTCCAAGGTTGCCGTCTGATACTGAAAAATTTCCCAGTGTCCCTGGTTATTTTGCATAGCAACGACATTATTTCCATTCAATACTCGGATTTCACTGTCCGCCGAGGGCATTGTGCCTCTAAAAGGGCTCACAGTAATAGTTTGGTTTCGAAGCCAAATGCCAGTTTTGCCGGTGCCAACGGTGTCAACAAGCGTGCCCATAATGTTTTCCAAAATCAAGCTACGCTTCAGCACCCAGTCCTCGGTTCCGGCGTCAGGGTCCTCATCCAGGTAGACCGCAACAGTACCAGACCAAGGAGAGGCATAGACTGCCAGCCTTGGCGACCAGTGAGACGGTTCGTCACCCGAGTAAAGCGGAATATCCAGCACAAGCAATTCCGGGAAACCTGGAACATTCGTAAGAATGCTGGATTTTGCCTGAGATGGATAGACTGGCAAAGAATACAGGCTGAGGTCAAATGACTGGAACTGCACCTCACGAAATTCGCCAGTATCAATAGATTGAATGCGAGCTTGGCAAATTCGACCTTCGTCACCGATTGGGAATGTAATGCCATCGCCAGGGTCAAGCTTGAACATTGACGGCGGCAGATTTACGGCGCCGCTCTCGCGAGCTACCCAAGCTTGATGAAGCAAACTGTCTGCGAGCCCACGAACATAGTCCGAGGCAAGCGAGATAGGCAACCGTACGTTAGCCGTGTCCTTATTGGTGGTTTGGTGGCGCTTGGCATCTAGCGAAGAAGTTTCATAGTCGTTCTCAGCGTCAATGAAATCAATAACTATAGACTTGGGCAGCTCAGATGTTTGGGTACGAGTAATAGTGAAGCCGGTCGGATCGCTGTCCGTAGAGACAAAGTTGTCCCTGGACAGGGCAGTAAGTGCCGTGGTGGCTTTTAGGGCAAACTTTATTTTGCCTTCGCTTTCAAAAGCGTCAAACTGGAAACCCGTCATTAACGAGCCAATTGTGTCCCGCACCGCAGTTATGCTATCGATAAAATAGCCTTTCACAAGGCCCTGGGTACCGTTTAGTCGCTCGGTGTCATAGTCAGTAACACCGACTTCCTCACAGAGCTCCTCGATAAGCCGGGGGAGTGCGGGATATGCAATCCGGCCGGTCATCGAATGACCGTAACGCCAAAGAGCACCGTCACTCCATACGTCAGTTCGGGCAGGGTAATCTGGATAAGGGCGAGCGTCCCAGCTCCAAAGGTGCATGTCCTCAATTTCAATCATTCCCGAAGGCGAGTTGTCTCGCCAATACTGAAGCATGACCTCAGCGTAAACTCGAGATATGTATTCGTCCTGCAGCCCATTCGAATAGTATGGAAAGGCACTGTCTGCCGATTTGGGATCATAGAACGCATTTGGCTGGTTTGCACCCTTGTCAATGCAGGGGCAGCCAAATTCTGTAAACCAAATCGGTTTAGCACTGGGTGTGTAAGACGTCGGAGAACCGCTCTCAGTACCCCCGGGACGGTTATAATGGGCGTTGCTCCACCAATTCCGAATATCTTTTTGGCGGAACACCCAGTCTTTGCTATAGCTGCTATCAACAATCGGCGTACGGGTCTGACTGTCCCGATCAGCAGTGCTGGCGTAATACCAGTCATAGTACTCGCCACCTTCAATGTTGGAAGCAAGGTAATTTTTATTGTGTGGAGTAACTATTCCGTTATCCGCGTCATAGTCAAGATGTGCGGAACCGTCACGCCAGTCTGAGAGCGGCATGTAATTGTCAATGCCTATAAAATCAATATTGGAGTCTTCCCAAAGCGGATCCATATTAAAGTAGACGTCATTTGAGCCATCACTAGGACGATGAGAGTGGTATTCCGACCAGTCTGCAGCGTACCCAACATCGGTGCTCGCGCCCACGATGCTTTTTACGGTAGCCGCCAAAGTTTGATAACGGGCAACCGCAGGATACGACCCTCCTGTAGTATCTCGAACAGACGTTAGGCCAACCATTTCAGTGCCAATGATAAAGGCATCCACGCCACCAGCAGTTTGGCATAAGTTGGCGTAATGGGTAATCATGTTATTGATGCCCCAAGGCCCAGTGAACAAAGTGGCAATCTGGAAACTTGCAAGTGCTGTCTGGTCGGCGGTGCCTGCGTACCCCGGTGCTGGATTGCAGGTTATGTGACCACGCCACGGAAACGCGGGTTGACCTGTGTCTGTTCCATTATCGCTGTACGGATTGAGAAGACTGTTACCCTCTTCAATATGCATGAAGATAAACGGATAGAAGATGACACGTATACCCTGGGCTTTTAGCCATTGAATTGCTTCAATTACCACGTCATCCGAGGGCGTGCCCCCGTATACTAGGTTGCCGTCATCATCTCGGCCAACCTCAGGAATATCTGCGTCAGAGCGGACGTAACCAGCTACGTTCCACTCACGGGGAGTTACAACCCCGTCCCGGTCTTTATATTCAACCATTGGCCGGATGCGGCATATACTGGCGTTAAGATTATCGCCAAACCAGCCCACAACCAGCGTAACTGCGTCTAAGTTAGGCTGGAACGCAATTAGTTGCTTCATAGAGCGGACAAAATCGCTTTCACCTGTCTGATTGTGCATGTTCAGACTTTGAGCAGAAATACGATTACCACTGCGCGCCGGGAGGACCAGAGTATCACCTGCTAGGTTGGTGAACGTGCCGCCGCTAAAGAAGTTACCAAGAACGTTATTGGAAGCGTTTTGCTGAGTATAAAGAGCCGTGCCGTACACAAATTCGCCAGAACCTGGAAGAAGGCAGAAGGAACGAGCAATGTTGGAGATGTCATCTGCATCGTCAGTTTCAATAGGACAGATAATCTCGGCAGTTACCTGAGGGATGCGGTTGCTAAAGTTTGCAAGCTGGAAGTCCTCAAAAACAATGTAGCAAGTCCCGCGAAAAGCCGGAGTATTATCCGCTCCTTCAATTCCCTGGATAACTGAGTCAGGAGCCTGAGTTTCTGTACCCGAGTAGAACGTACTTTGTATGGTAGTGAGGTCGACTTCTTTGCCGTCCATCCAAAGACGACCCAAGATTGTGCGCTCGTTACCCTCGCCAAAGGCCACAGCGAATGAGCAGGAATAGGTATACGTGGTAGTTTCCACTTTTTGGCCCCCGCCACCGCCACCACCTTTACCGCCAACTTCTTCGGTATCCGTGTTTTTGGTCTCTTTAAAGCGGGAAGACCAGATGAGGTTACCACCAACACGCATCATCCCGTAGAGGCGGCCAATTACCGCCCCTTCGGTAGACTGCATAACAGTAATTTCTTGAAGCCGGGCGCCCTCATTTCGGATAGCCGGGGTTAAGGACGCAATAATCAGGCTATCAACATAGCCCCCGATAGTGGCCCCTATCATCCCGCCTATAGACGCTGCGGTAAGAGTGGCGCCGAGGACAGTAATACCGCCCCCAATGCCCGCTCCGATAGCGGTGCCTACAAGTCCAAGGGCAAGAGTAGCCATCCTTTTTAGTCCTCGATTTGTGGGAACTTAAAGGCTCCAACCACCCTTTGTTCCCACCGTTGTCCTAGTGTCACCTCGTAGACTTCCCGTCCACTATGCGAGTGCACCATGTCTTTGCTATTGGTCATAATCCCGCAGTGCCAAGCCGCAAGTTTAGGGTGTACACGGAACACCAGAACAGTCCCAGGCCCGCGAGTATAAACGGGAACTTCGACCAAGTACTCACGGGCGGCCTCAAGCATAGACTCTCTGCCTAGGGCAGCTCGAGGAGGACGGCCCTTATAAGCCGGAGGCACAATAAGCTCTCCAGTCACTTCGGCGTATACCCCTCGAAGCAGCCCAAGGCAATCGCACCCTCTTCCCTTAACCGCAGCCATTTTATGATACGGTGTTCCGATCCAAGAGCGAGCCAGCGTTACTAGTTCCTCAACTTGCATTTGTGGCTCCTTAAGCGAACAGTGATCCGCCGTCTAGGTTGTCGTCCCCGATTTTAGGATAGAACAATAGCATGTCAGGCCCTGGAATGAGGTTAAAGCCTCTAAAATTGGCGATATTCTCAAACTTAGAGCTACAAGTGCCCGCGTCTTGTTTGCAGCCGACAGTGGCAGTGAAAGTATCGCCTACCTCAACGTTAAAGGGCATGGGCTGCCATAGTTCAAAAGTTACTACCCGGTCTATATAGTCATGGCGTTTGATTTCCATAGAGGCCAAGGCATTGTCACCGGTAACCCAATTGACCACTCCAGCAGTAAACCAGTCATCAGCAAAGCCGGTCAGACCAGTCGCGGTAAAAGTTCGGTTGCTGCTTACGCTATCAACGGTACCCGAACCTTTATAGAGAGCATTTGTGAGGTCTACGCCGCAGCGGGCGTCACCGACTACTGCGTTACAGTAGCGCTGATATTTGCGCCCAGTCTTTTGTTGCAATGCATTTGACAGCCCACGCATTTCTGCTTGGAACATGACCCCGTGCCGTTTAACTTCGCCAATGAAGCCCTTATTAATAATGTGCCGCTCAGACACATCGCTCCAGTTTACCCAGTAAACCTCCACTTCAGCGTTGTCATAAAAGCCCCCAGCCAGATCTTCTTCGTTAATGCTGCTTGAGGAAAGGGCCCCTTGAACTTCCAAGTTGTCAACAGCAAGACCCATACTGGCAGCAAACTGCGAGGCGGTGAAACCCGTTGCCGCCGCATAGGTCACGCTGGCGAATGCCAGGTCCTTGTCATGATCGGTGAAGCCCTGGACAGTCCCGTCATTCCGGGTGATCTTCCAGCAATGGCACATGGTAGTGGCACGGCCATCGAGGTGGGCTTGCAGAGCAGTGGAGACGCTTTTAACCATCAGACTTTCACCTCGATCACGTTGACCTGGGGAGCAGCACCCGCGCTGAACAGTTCTACAGTGATGTCGATATGGTCATTGGTGAAACGGACGGGAACATCGAACTCGTACCCAGCTTTGATGACATGGGTATCCGTGGGAGCAGTATCAAAGGTGATTATCCCCGTTTCAGTATTCACGGAATAGTCGGCGGGATCAACCAGCGACCCGTTCACTTCGACCAAGACAGTTCCACTGACCGGCTTTTTAATGGTGCGGGACCACGACGTCGGGCCAGAAGAATAGGTTTTGACGAGCTGGAACTCAGTCTCGCTCCCGTTACCAGTCCCGATTGTCTGATCGTCACGGGCTGGGGTCTCATTCGGAGCGCAGGACTTGTAGTCCGCCCAGTCTTTCCACCGGAAGCCATAGAGACGGCCAAGACGGGCCTCGAAGAACTCGAGGACCTCATGCATGTCGTTGATGTCCCGAATACCCAGACCGGCGTCGTACTCCCGGCGGCTATCGGCCCACACAGCGTTCCGCTCCTCAAAGCCCGAACGAAGGGTGACAATATCAGTGCGACGCCGCGGGCCTCCTGTGGACCCGCGGCTGATGGAAGTCGGGACGCGTACCTCGTGACAGTCAGCCATCTACTATTCCTTTGCCCGCGTGCCAGCATGCGCTGCGCTCGCGCAGCCATCTGGGCTTCGGACCGCTGGAAGCCAGCCACGTCCGGAGTGGACATATAGAAGTTGACCTGCGCAGCCCCGTCGCCCTGGCCAACCTTGTTTGCCGGAGTGACCTGGACACGCTCACCACGGGAAGCCCGGAAGGCAACGACATTCTTGTCCACACCGCCGGTGCCCCCAACCATGAAGTCGGCCCCTTCGTTGTGCCCTGGCAGAGCGCCGAGGCCCGGAATGAGGTTACCCATGATACCACCAAAGAAGTTCTTCAGCGGGGCAATAATCATCATTTGAATGGCGATCCGTGCAAGGTCTTTCACGACAGAGGAGGCAAACTCATTGAAGTTGAAGGTCCCGGTCTCCACAAAGTCGTTGAGGGCGCTCTCCAGATTGTTAAAGAGGGCGTCGCCGACTTGGTTGACAAGGTCCAGCTTCCGTTGCAGTTCGGTCAGGGCCTCGACACGCTGCTGGATCAGAGCAACGTCCTGTTGGTCGAGCACCACACCTTCCTGGCGTGCCCGTTGCAGGACGTCGTAGAGCATCTTCTCCTGCTCAAGTGCCTCGTTGTTGAGGACCATCTGAGCGTGACGGCTGTCCAGTTCCTGGTTGATGGACTGCAGGACATTGAGGTATTCCTCATTCTGACCACTGCGGTCACGGCCCTCGAGGATACCGCTACCAGCGCCAAGGCCAGTCGCCCCGGTCTGACCGAGGTTCATGCCCATGGTGGACAGAGTGCCGTCCAGGGTCGCCACGCCATAGTCTGCCAGGGCAGCCAGCATCGCGCCGTAGGTCGCATCGTCCAGTCCGCTGCCGGTCCCGCCGGCGGCGACGGCCCTGGGGCCGTT